TTCCAGCGTCTGAAGGCGTTGCTGAATCCGGGCGGTCAGATTCTCATCGATTCCTCTGACCTGAAATACATCTACGAGAATGAGGATGGAAGTTTCGACATCAATCTGAATGGAGCCTATTACGGAGAAGTAGATTATCAGATGATTTACAAGGATGTAAAGGGCGACCGCTTCGACTGGCTCTACGTGGATTTCCCATTACTGAAATCCATCGCCGAAACCTGCGGGTTGCATGGTGAACTCGTGGCAGAAGGCGAACACTATGACTATCTGGCGAGAATCTTCCAAGCATAATAAAGACGATATATATAAAGAAAAAAGGAGTTAAGACCATCATCTTAACTCCTTTTTTCTTTATATTTTATCATAGATACTTATCGTAGGATTTCTATTTTATCGCCGAAATCGTGACATCCGAGAAATCGTTCATCAGGTCAAGAATCTCCAGAGTATGGAAATCCTTCTTCGCCTTCACTTCGATATTCGCCTCCAGGAATTCCTCCTTGGATAACCGGCGCTCTTTCAGTTCGTAGGAATGCACCTCCATTCCTTTCTGCTTGATTTGCTTGATGAAATCCTTCACGCTCTCACGAGACGGGGCAGAGAAATTCAGCTCAACGGTAGTGGTTCCCAATGGCGGAATCCAATAGTTCAGCACCTCCAGTCCCAGCAGCACCATCACCGTGGTAAGAGCCGCCGCAACATACATTCCCGTACCGCACGCCAATCCGATGGCCGCCGTCACCCACAAGCCAGCCGCCGTAGTCAATCCTCTCACCACATTCTTTTGGAAAATGATGGTACCGGCGCCCAGGAATCCAATGCCCGAAACCACCTGCGCCGCCACACGCGAGGAATCCTTCAGATCCACTCCGAATCCATACTGCGAAACCACACAGAACAGCGCACTACCCAGGGCCACCAGGAAGTGGGTGCGGAAACCTGCCTCCTTGGCACGGTATTCACGCTCTATTCCTATCGCTCCACCCAGAACCAGCGCAAGCGAGAGGCGGATGGTAAGGTCTATATAGGTTGCATCCATATCATTGTCCTTTCTTTAATTAATCAACAAAAAATCATTTAATTGCAAATATACAACTTTTCTTGGAAAGAAAGGCGAGAATTTCAAAAAAATAATGTATCTTTGCAACTGTTAGTGCCAATTTCGGCAATTTACTCTATTTATTCACAAATACACATTATTTAATAATATATATGGCAACAGTTGACGACAAGAAGATCATCCTCTTAATTACATAAAATATATTCTGATTGATTATCAGTAAGTTATAAACATACGTTTGTTGTATTAGCAGTGCAAAACAGCCCTAAAAACCCCGTAAAACGGATAAAAACTAGGTATTTTTGCAAGCAATATGCAAGCATAAAGAATAAATGAGTTATGAAAGTATATATTGATAGCAGAGATTTTAAGGTGTACTTATCTGTTACGCATAAGTACAAGAGGTTTTATCTGTCAACTGGATTACAGACAACAGAGAAGTTTGACGGAATGGTTTTTCCTCGTTCCGACAAGTCGGCAAAGTCTAAGACCAACAGACTTGCACAGATATATAAGATGTGTGATGATTACATCAATGAGCATAGCAACGAAAGCGTTGACGAACTCAAAGAACATCTTAAAGAGTTGATTGTTGGCAAGAAAAGGAACAGGAACACCATTATTAGTGCGATAGAGAAGTTTATCGACACAAAGGATAAGACAGGCACTATAGCCGCCTACAAACATCTTATAACGGATATTTCCATATATGATGAGAATGCCACGCTTGACGGAATAGATTTTTCGTGGGTAGAGGGATTCTATAAGCATGAGGAAGAAAAAGGCAGATGCAACAATGGTATTATTGGAGATATTGATAAATTGAAGTCAGTATTTAACTGGGCAAGAAGAAAAAAGCTCACTACTAATTATCCATTTGAGAGGGCAGCTTTCAAGAAAGATAGAACACGCAAGAGAAATCTATCTGTAGAGCAGTTACGAGCCATACGAGATATTAAACTCGATGCCCACGATAGTATATATAGAGATTTCTTTATGCTTGGTTTCTATTTGATAGGTACGAACTTGTCGGATATTCTAGACCTTACCAAGGAAGACTATAAGGACGGACGTATATCATTCTTCCGTAATAAGACTAACAGATTGTACGATATTAGAGTTGAGCCAGAGGCTAAAGAGATTATAGATAGATACAAGAATAATAGCAGCAGCAACGAATTATTTTCGTTTATGCGGATTACTCATTCAGCAGGGTATGCTCAGTTTACGACAAAATGCAACTATTGCCTTCGTTCTCTAGGGAAAAAGGTATATGACGGAAGACGATACGACCGCACAAATGATGCGATTGAGCCAGACCTGACAAGCTATTGGAATCGCCATACGTGGGCAACGTTCGCCGCAAAGATAGGAATACCTATGGAGATTATCGGAAGGGCATTAGGGCACTCTATTTGGGATAATTCAATAACTGGAGTGTACGTAGAATACGATACATCTAAGATTGATGAAGCCAACAGAAAGGTCATTGACTACCTGAATGCCGATTTAGAGTGTAACAAAGACAATAAATAAAACTCAAATGATGTTTTGAGTTTTCCGAAAGGGCAAATAAAAAAGAGAGGCTATTAACCTCTCTTTCTTGCTATTTATCAGATAGAATAGTTTCTATCTTCTTACGATAGTCAACAGAGCCATCAATGAATGCGTGCATAAACAGAATGCTATCGCTTATCGGCACGCTGATAGGCTCGTTGATGAAGTCCTTTGTGACTTCCGAGTTATTCACCAATGCAGCAACAAGACGTTTCTTTTCGTAATTGAAACCTTGTGTAAATCCTGCGGCGAATGGTGTAAGCGAGTGAAAGAATGGTGTTTGTTCTTCACTCAGATTTTGCAGTCTCTGTTTCAGAGTCAGTTCCTTTGTCTTTTCCATCATTATTTTTCTTTTCAATTCCTTTCTTCATTTTATGCAAGCGTTCAACTTCTTGCTCGTAGAGGTTATCAATCGCATCAGAATACTTTAGGTATTGTGATAGGCTCTTCTTGCGCTGCATAAACTCAGCCTTATTCTTATACTTCATACCTTGTATTGCGGTCAGTCTGTGACGCTGCATTTCAAGATGCAGTTCATCGTAAGCCCATAACGTTGTCTGCACAGCTTTTTTCTCATTACTCTGTATTTCTTTTGAGAGGTTAACAAGAGCTTTGTATCTTCTGTTCTCCTCGCTTATTATCAGTTTGAATATTCCCCAACTGAATGCGAAAGCAAACCAAACTAACGCAATACCTGAATTTCCAGTACAGACGTTGGTTATGGCAAACGTAACACCCAATAATATTTCGGCATAGTAAACATCGAACCATCCGAAAAACTTCTTAATCATTTTCTTCATGTTTTTTATTTAATAAATTGTTGTTGAGGCGAATATAGAAATCCTTATCACTCTCTCCATTCTGTTTGAAACTAAGATTGTTCTCTTCAATAAAGTCGAGGATAATCCAAACGCTCTTTTTTCCGAGATTTCTAATCTTAGACAAATCAGACTTCCCATGGAATTTGCGGAGTAAATCGCCTACGGTATATACGTCGAACCATCTGAACATATTCAGAATACGAACAGGGAAGCCACAGTCGTTTACATCTTTACCAAGTATTAATGGTGGAAGTATTGTTCCACCGATAGGAGTATCGCCTTTTGCACGTCTGTATTCATCATAACTAGCTTGTGTTGCTTTTAGTTTCTTCTTTAAACCATCAATCACGATTCTCAAATCTTGATTTGTAGCAATCTCGGCAATGGCGGCATCCTCGTTGTACGTCAGCTTATTGCACGTCTTCTCTACAATCTGCCTGATTCTAGTTGCTGATACGCCATACTTGATTGACAACTCATCATACGTCATCCCATTAATAATGTCCTTTAGCAACTTAGATTCACGATAGCTGAGTTTTGGAGTGATGTCAAGATACGACATAGCGTTTATTACACCAAAAAGCATACCAACAGCGTTGGCAGCCAATTTGCCGTTTGCGGTCGCTCTGTTTCTCAACTCTGTAAGTTCAACGTTTATTGCACGCTTGTGCGCTTCAACTTCTTTGAGCTTATCATCTATCATCTTTTCGTTGGCAGAAAGCATCTTGTACTTCTGAGCGTACTTCTTAATATCCTCGCTATTCACATACACGATACTATGGTCTTTATAACTACCAATCAGACCCTGCTCTATGTAGTTACTAATAGTCTGCCTTGATACTCCCAGTATCTCGGCAGCTTTTCTTCTTGTGATTCTATCCATATTACTAATTCAACTTTCGGAAGTTCTTTTCTTCCATTAAAATATTATTTTTTAATCTCTTTAAAAACTTAATTGTCTTAATATAGCTCCCTAATTCCATTCGGGGCTAAGGCTAATCCGCTTCGGACGATTGAATGGATAATCGCTAAAACCTAATCAAAGGCTTCCGAACTTGAATTGTTTCAGATTTTAATCTGCCAATCTCGATTCCAACTGTTGGATAATGTTGTCGATTGTCTTCCCCTTATAGTCAAGAGCAATCTCCTTTAACACTGCAATCTGAGCCATAATTCTAATTCTATCTGCTACTACCATCATAATCAATTTCTTAAAATGTGAACACTAACAGCCTTGTTTACTGCATTAGGCTGCGACTCATTAAAACTCTTGATAAACTTACGTTCCATTTCATCAGGGAACATAGCTTTTTTCGGTTTCGGCATTGATAACGTGCCTACTACTTTGTACCCCCCCCAGCCCGTCCGAGAACGGCCGTTTGGGGGTGTATCATAGAGGGCAGAACCGCTATCACGACTCCACCT